TTTGAAAGTTAAATAGATGGTAGTAAGTAGATATTTAGCAAACACTCATTTAGCAGAAAAAGTAGATATTTCTGAAAAAAGAGTTGTTAATGTAGATTACATACACAAGTTTGGTAGAAATCCAAGTGTAGGTGGTGTACCTGAAACTATTTGGATGCAAGGTGGAGTTTATTCATATTTGACTTCTCCTTCTACTGTTTATGTTACAAGTAATAATGCTGCTGATGCTGCTGGTGGTACCGGTGCAAGAACCATTACAGTCCAAGGATTGGATGGAGACTATAACAATGTACAAGAAACATTAACAGTAGGCGGATCTGTTGGAACAGTAGAATTTTTAAGAGTGTTCCGAGCTTTTGTTGTCGAGTCAGGATCTGTTGGAACAAATGTTGGTGATGTGAGAGTTACAACTGGAGCTGGTGGAAGCGGAACAGTATTAGCAGATATTGGCACCATAGGAACTGGAACAACTTTTGGATTAGGGCAGACACAACTTGCTTTATATACAATTCCAGCACATTGTACTGGATACTTAACAACTTGGAATGTTGGTGTAGGAAGTTATAATGATGCAACTACGGTTTCATTGTATACTCGATTATTTGATACTGGATATCAAAGTTTTAGGACAAGAGATATTATGGATGTTCCAGGAGGTTATCACACAAGAAATTATGATATACCATTGCTAATACCGGCAAAAACAGATATTGAAGTAAGAGCAATTGCTTCTACTGGTAGCACAATTAGTGCTTCTTTTGATCTTGTCTTGGTAAGAAAGTAGTTTACATTTAATGTGAAATAGTATAAGATACTAATATGGAAAAATTTAAAACACATATAACTGAACAGAAAAATACACATATGACTCACATCGAAGATAAGGTTATCTACGGTGGTGTCGCTGGTACGCGTCAAGCTATCAATGCTTTGCGTGAACTTAGAGATATGCTTAAAGGAGTACATGATGGTAATGTATCTGTTAAATGGGATGGCGCTCCTGCTATTTTTGCTGGGATTGATCCATCTGACGGAAAATTCTTCGTGGCTAAAAAAGGAATCTTTAATAAGAATCCTAAGGTCTATAAAACTAGTGCTGATGTGGATGATGATACTAGTGGTGATCTGGCTGCTAAGCTTAAGCTCGCACTAAAAGAACTGCCAGCTCTTGGAATCAAGGGTGTAGTTCAAGGTGACTTTTTGTATGGCCCCGGAGATCTAAAGACAACTAAGATTAAAGGTGAAAGTTATGTTACCTTTCATCCCAATACTATCGTTTATGCTGTGCCAGCAAAGTCGGATGCAGCTAAGGCAATTAAGTCTGCAAAGATTGGAATCGTCTGGCATACGACCTATACTGGTAACACCTTCGAGTCTATGCGAGCTTCGTATGGAGTTGATGTAAGCAAATTCAAAAAATCAAAAAATGTATGGTCACAAGATGCCATGTTACGTGATTTGACTCGTATCACTATGTCTAAAAAGGAAACTGATGATGTTAATGAACTTCTTTCGCAAGCTGGGTTCTTATTCAACAAAATTGCGGGGTCTACGCTCCGAAGACTTGAAAATGAGGAAGAGCTACCGCGCCTCATTGAGCAATTCAATAACAAATACGTCAGAAAAGGACAAGTTATTGGAGATTCAGGACGACATGTATCCATGCTCATTCGTTGGATTAGATTACGTTACGGTAAAGAGATTGCCAAGCGTAAAACCGAACGCGGAAAAGCAGGACAACGTGACAAACTAGATAAAATTTTGTCATTTTTCTCAGAAGAAAATAAAACTTCTTTAAAATATATGTTTGATTTGCAAAAAGTAATAGTTTTGGCAAAATTAAAACTTATAAATAACCTTAATAAACTTGGTAATATTAATACCTTTGTAAAAACACGCAATGGTTATAAAGTAACCGGAGCAGAAGGTTATGTAGCAATTGACAAACTTGGTGGTGATGCAGTGAAAATTGTTGATCGTATGGAATTCTCATACAACAACTTTTCACCAGATATATTAAAGGGATGGGACAAGCCAACGAGGACTTAAATGGCAGTAGGATTTAAAGATTTTTTAACTGTTGACTATACACAAACTGGAGATGGTCAACTTGCAAGAAACGCTAAAAAGCGCAAAATGGATACTCCAACTGGTAATACAGGTGAAGCTGTAGAGCCAACTGATGAAGCGTTGACAATGCAGCAAAGACGTGCAAGAGCTCGTCAAATGAAAAAGTATCAGTCTAGACTAAAAGTTGGTCGTAAAAAAGCTGCAGCTAAAATTGCAAATCAGGCAGTACTAAAACGTAGAGCTCAAAAAGCTGCACGGAATGCTATTGCTAAAAAGATTACTAAAGGTATTCCTAAGGCAGAACTCACTCCCGCAAGAAAGCAAGAGATTGAGAAGCGGTTAGATAAAATGCAACCTAGAATTAATAGAGTTGCAAAGAAGCTTCTTCCTCAACTTCGTAAAGCAGAACTAGCCAGAAAACGCGGGTAAAAAATGATTAACAAATTTAGTCAGTTTCTTGTTGAAGAGGAAAAGACAGTTTATTTTACCTTTGGTAGAATGAACCCTCCTACAATTGGTCATGGTAAGCTACTAGATGTTCTTGCTCAAAAGGCAGGTAAAAGCCCTTATCGTGTTTTTGTATCTCAGTCTCAAGATAAAAACAAAAATCCATTACAATACAAAGAAAAAATTAAGCATGTAAGGAAAATGTTTCCTAAGCATGCTCGTTCTGTTATGGCTAATAAAAAAGTCAAGACAGCTATTGATGCATTAGTAGCTCTTCATAATGAAGGCTTTAAAAATGTAGTCATGGTTGTAGGTCAAGATCGTGTACGTGAATTTGATATTTTAATGAATAAGTACAATGGTCAAGATGCTCGTCATGGCTTCTATAATTTTAATAAAATCAATGTAATTTCTGCTGGTGATAGAGATCCAGATGCTGAAGGTGTTGAAGGTATGTCAGCCTCCAAACAGCGCCAAAATGCAAAGGATAATGATTTCACAGCATTCGCCCAAGGCTTACCAAAAGCCATGTCAAATCCAGATGCAAAACGTCTATTCAATGACGTACGTAAAGGTATGGGTTTAAAAGAAGCCACAGAATTTAAAAACCATATACAACTTGCTCCGGTTTCAGATCTTCGCGAAGCTTATTTGAGAGATAATATCTTTGAAGAAGGTGAACAGGTAGTCATGACTAAACATGGTATTGTTGGTAAGATCAAACACCTTGGTACAAATTATTTGATTGTAGAATCAAAAGGTGAAACCTGGAGATGTTGGTTGGACGATGTATCCAAGGTCGATCCGAACTTTGAACCATCGTGGGAAGTACAGAATCTTCCAAATGATGATTTTGATGGTATTATAAGAGAAGCACTAAATGAAGCCACAACTCCATACGAATGGGGAACACCTGAGGCTACTAAAAAAGCAAAATCTATGACACCTGGAGAAAAGAATGAGGGTAATGGACTTTGGTATAATATACGTAAAAGACGTGAAGCCGGTAAGCCTAGATTAAAACCAGGTGATAAGAACTATCCAAAAACATTAAAACCAGAAGCAAAACAAGATCCTGATATTAAAGATCGTCCAGGTGCACAACCTGCTGGCTACCATACAGGTTTGACTAAAGCTCAAAAGATTGCAAGAGATCGCCAGTTTAAAAAACAAGCCAAAATGGATGATGATAATCCAGCAGCGTATAAAAAGGCTCCTGGAGATCACGCCGCAAAAACTAAATTATCTAAGCATACTAAACGCTATCGCCAGATGTTTGGTGAACAAGACGGCCATGTTGATATGGCTAAGAAGCGTATTGATCGTGAAAAAGAGATGGATAAGAAAAAGCATGATCGTATGATGGATAAAGCACGTCTAAGAGATGTCAAAAAACAAAATATGAAAGAATATGGTGGACCACCTATTTCAAGAGCAGAATATTTAAAACAAAAACCTATGAAAAAAGGCAGTTAAAATGATTAACTTTAAAGCGTATATCACAGAAGACGCTACCGCTGGTCTCAAGAAAAAAGCAGAAAAGTCAGGTATGCCTCTTGGTATCCTACGTAAAGTTTATAATCGAGGAGTAGCTGCTTGGCGAACTGGTCATAGGCCGGGAACCACACCACAGCAATGGGGTATGGCTCGCGTGAATTCATTTGTTACTAAATCATCAGGTACATGGGGCAAGGCAGACAAAGATCTGGCGGCGAGAGTAAAAGGATAAAAAAAATGGCAGTAAGATCAGCAGATAAAAAACCAGAAAAATACGTTGGGCCAGACGGGAAACCTAAAATTAGAATGGTTCCTGTTGATAAAAACGTTGTAAAAAACGAGGATGCTTCAAAAGAAGCTCAGCACCACGCTCAAGGAATAAAAGATGCTAGAGCTGATATGAAAGCTGCTAAGTCTGCTGATGCTATGACTAAGGCCATGAATAAACTTCAGCATCATACGAAAGCTCATAAGAAAGCCAAGGCTGCGATGAGTGAAGCATATAACGAGCCTCAAGGTCAAGCAAAAAGAATGATGTCGCCATTGCAAAAAATTAGAATGGATAAAGAAAAAGCTGATCGTGATAGTGAAGGTAAACTAAAACCAGGTGCAGTTAAGAAAGAAGCAAAGGTTGACGAACTATCAATGACTGCTATTAAAAAAGGTGTTACTCAAGGTTCTGGTATGAAAAATGTAGCAAAAGCTATGGGCAAAGATAAATTGAAAAAAGATCTTGAAGCTATGAAAGCTAGAATGGCTACAGAAGATAATGTAAATGAATTGAAAAAGTCAACTCTTGCTAGATATGTCAAAAAAGCAAGTGATGATCGTACTCAAAACGCATACGATGTTGGAAGAGGTGCTAGTCCTTGGGATAGTAAAAAAGGACTTAAAAGACGTCAAGGTATCAACAGAGCTGTAAACAGATTAGCAAAAGAAGAAACCAAAGTGGATGAAGTACTAGATCGTCCAGGTGCATTAGATAGTTATAGAAAGAAAGCTGATGCAAGTGGTAATAAAGCACGTAATTCAGCTGTTCGTAAAATTTTAACACCTCCGAAAGATGGCAAAAGACCAGATCATTCTGATGAATTGAAGACTATGAAAAAGCGCAATAAAGGCCAAGATATGGCAGACAGAGCTGCTAACAGACATTTCCGTAAATCTCTTGGACTTGGCTATAATAGCAAAAAAGAATCAGTTGAATATGTAAATGAAAAACTAAAAGTATCTGATGGTATGGGTGCTTGGGTAGATGATTTTAAAAAGTCAGATGCACCACAGTTTAAAGGTAAGTCAGATAAAGAACGCCGTGAAATGGCTATTGCGGCTTATCTATCTGCAAAACGTGGCGCTAAAGAAGAAGGTTATGTTTCTTATGCTCAGCAAAAAGCGGTATGGGCAAATAGAAAAGATGGTGGAAAAGGTCATCCAGATAATAAAGGTAAAAAGAAATGAAAACGTTTTCACAAGTAAGAGAAGCTTATAAAGATCCTGGTGAATACGATTACGAAGGCGAAATGGCTAAAGTTCAATTAAGAGCAATGGTTGATCAAGCATCTGACCTTGTTGACAAATTTGAAGATAACGAAAATTTACCTGAATGGGTCCAAAACAAAATCACAAAAGCTGCTGACTACATTAAAGATGTTTATTCTTATATGGAAGGTCAGGAAGATGAAGGTGATGAAGACGAAGAAGAGGATGAAGAATAATGTTATCTTTTAAATCTTTTATGGAAGAAAAACATCCAGCACTTAAGAGAGCTGGAGTATCTGGTTTCAATAAAGCTAAGCGTACACCAGGTCATCCAACAAAATCTCATATTGTTGTAGCTAAACAAGGTGACAAGGTTAAAACTATTAGATTTGGTCAGCAAGGTGTTTCTACAGCAGGAGCTCCTAAGAAAGGCGAATCAGATAGACAAAAAGCAAGACGTAAATCTTTTAAAGCACGTCATGCCAAAAATATCGCTAAAGGTAAGATGTCTGCAGCTTACTGGGCTGATAAAGAAAAATGGTAATAAATATGGCTGAGAACACTAACACAAGACTTGATAGAATTGAGTCAAAACTCGATCAACTGGCAGAAGCTATGATTACATTAGCACGCGCAGAGGAAAAGTTAGCAGGTTTGAAAGAAGATCACGATAGAACATTTGAGAGAATGAATAAATTCTCAGCAAAGTTAGATGATATTGAAAAGAAAGTAGATGATAATGCACGTGTTGTGCAAGTAATTAACAAGCTGTTCTGGGTAGCAATCGTTGCTGCAGCAGGATCAATCGCAGCTCAACTTTGGATGTAAGGAGAAACAAATGAGCGAATGGATCAAAAGGTTGGCTGAGAAATATTCTGAAGTCAACGAAAAGAAACTAACTGGAAACCAACATAAGTTGGATATGGATAAAGATGGCGACGACTTTAAACATATGCGTAATAAAAAGAAAACTAATGAAGATGAAGTTGTTATGAATCCTAAGAAAGAGAAAAAAGAAAAAGAGACTATGGCTGCTGAAGCTAAGATCGATGAGATCTCAATGGATAAAGCAAAGTCTGCTTATGTCAGACGTAAGTCTCAAGCTCAAGGTGCAGCTGCACAGGGTTCAATGGACTATGCTAAAAAGCAAATGGCAAAAGCACGTAAGACAAAAGCTTATATGGATAAACGTGAATCAGTTGATGAAGCGGTCGATCTTGAAATGCATAAAAAGGCTGCTGCTAGTCATGCAGCAAAAGCAAAGCCTGTAGGTAAGAGATGGCCAAAAGGCGCTGAACAACACGATAATGCTGCGAGAGCACATCAGCATGTAATTAATATGCACAAAAAATTTGGTGCTGATCATGATGGTACTAAAGATGCAATCAAAGCGGCGAAGGCGGCAAGTCAGAAAGCATCTGGTATGAAAGAATCTACTCTTCCTCCAGTATATGCACGTATTATGGAAGAACGTGCTAAGCATTATAAAGGTGCTACAAAGCCAGAAGATTGGGATGAAAAAGAAAAGAATAATAAAGGCGCTATGGATATGAAAAAGGATATGAAATCCGGTGGTGAAGAAGCTCCTTATAAAGAAAAAGATGGTCATGATGATGCATCGAAAGCTGGTAGAGTAACTGGTTCTGCTAAGACTCGTCCTGGTGATAACGCTAAAGGCGATAAGAACATCATCAATCCAGTTAAAGGTGTAGTAACAAAAGAAACATAGGAGAATATTATGGCAATTAAACCCCCAGGATGGTGTGCAAATGCAATTCCAGGACCGAATGGATGGACAGATCCAAATAGTGGTGAAGTTTATGCTTCTGCTAGATTTACTCAAGCTCAGATTGATGAGTTTTATGGTAATACTACCGTAGATCAGGCGATCCATGACGATATTCAGAATGGAAAGATTGAAGCAGCAATTGCAGCCGCTACAAAAGTTGAAGAAGAAAATGATGATCTAATTGCAGATTTGAACGATGATGGCGAGATTGATGATCTGGAAACTATGACAAAATCCGAACTAGAATTACTAGGGCGTGAACATGGGGTTGAACTTGATCGTCGTAAATCTAAGAAATCATTGATTGAAACTATGCGTGGGATCTTGCCTAAATAAAGTAAAATGCTTTATAAGGTAAACCATGCAATTATTTGAAAAATTAGATTCAAAAAACTTTTTGTTATATGCTGCAAAGCATTATTATAAACCAAAAGTAATAGACGCTGAAGAATTTTATGATGATTTAAAAAGATTCATGTATCTAAAGCGTCTATTAAAACGTCATTATAAAACAGGTGAATTGTCGGAAAGGTTAGTACTTAATCACTTAATTGTAGTATTTAATGTATTTGATATTGAACCTTGTTTAAAGATGTTAGAATATCAAATTGATTCTAAATATTGGCCAGCCTTAAAGCCATTTTTGATATTCCTACGTCATATTAGAAACGATCAATATACCGACATAGAAATGGACAAGGTAGTTATAGAAAAACTAAGGAAAATATAATGGGAATCATTAAAAGAGCTGGTGATTTAGTATACACCTTTCGTTTCTTAAGACTGCTCACCACAGCATTTGAAGATACCGAAGCGTTTAAAGCTGGTATCATAGATAAGAATGGAAACCGTAATAAAGAATTTACGCTTGACACTATGGATAATAGAGACAAGTATAAAGACTATTACACACCATTCCATCGTTTAGTTTTCAATATAAAAAAGATTATTGCAAAAGCACCTGGAGGCTCTAGTAAATTTGCTTCCTATGCTACTGCACTTTATTTGTTAAAAGAAAAGTTTGGTATTTCTAATAAGAAATTACAAGAAGCAAATGAAGTTTTAAATATAGATCCTTTAGATTTATTATCAGAACAAAGTGATTGGTTTGTTTTACCAGATATGAGATTGTCTCCTGGTGTTTATAAAGTATTAAATAATAAACTTTTAAATGATACTCTAGACGAAATGGTAAAGGTACGTGATAAGATTCGAGTAGAAGATCAGTGCTATCCTGTTGGAGAAATCTTTGGTATAAATATATACGAAGCTACACATATAAGAACAAATAAAAAGATTTATGTTTCGATCGGAGAGTTGGCAAGATGAAGCCAAGATGGAAAAAAGCTGGGCCAAATGGTGAGAAAGAAATTACATTTTCTAATGGTCGGCGTTTTAAAATCGAAAAACAACTAGATCATAATGAACGCCATAAAGGCGAATGGAAAGTTATGGAATGGGACAAGCGTTCTCGTGATTGGGAATGGCATGATACATTTAGTCCACAATGGTATGCAAAAGAGAAAGTAATGAAAATGTCTGGAATAAAAGAAGAAGCAATGACTGCTGCGGACGCTGGTATTCCACAGGATACAAAAAACATGGGACCACGTTTACCTAAACATATTCTTCGTAGACGTCTTGGAGTTCCTATAAATATGACTGACCGCCGTAGGAGAAAAGATAAAGTTCCAGTTATATTAAAACGATTTAGGAAGTATATGGATGGCTAAGTTATATTTAATGTTATTCTTAATGAGTATTCTAGGTAGCGTTGGTTACGGCGGATACTCCTATTATATGTGGTCACAAGAAACAATTGGTACACTCCGAGAGAATAATGTTAAATTAAAATCTGCAGCTGAGACACTACAAAACACTGTAGAGACTATGGCAGCTGATGCTAAGAAAAATGAGCAACTAAATAAAGATTTAACTAAAAGATTACAACAATCGCAAGAGCACCTAGACAAGTTAAGAGGTGTGTTTGCTAAAATTGACTTGACTATGGAGGCATTAACAAATGCACAAGGACTCGAAGACAGGGTTAACGCAGCAGTTGAAAAGCTTATTAACCGGATCGAAAACGAAACTACTCCTCCTAGCGATGAGCCCGTTGATACTGACAGCGTGCAGCGGGAGAACTCCGGAGGCTGAGGTAGTAGTCACTACCGAATACCAAAAACAAAATATTCCTATTCAGGAAAGACCGAAGGCAGTACAATTTCCTCCGGTTGACTGGTTTGTTATTACAGAAGAAAACCTTGAAGAAAAAATTAAAGAGATTCAAGGCAAGACTGGTAATACTGTAGTTTTTGCAATTACTCCAAAAGGATACGAGAACCTTGCTCTTGGAATTGCAGAATTACGTAGGTACGTTAAAGATCAGCAAGCTATCATAGTCTATTATGAAGAAGCTTTAACTGAAAAAGAGCCTACTCCACCCACTCCAAAAAATCAGTAGATTTATTATACCACGTTTTTTAGAAACGTAAACCCCTAAAAAGGTAAAAAATGAGATATTGTGGCATAGTTGAAAATTTTCATAATGCAGCCATATGCTTTATTGAAGAAGATGGAACAATTAGCTTTGCATCTGAAAGCGAGCGCTTTAGTAAAAAGAAAAATGATGCTCTACTGCATCCGTACTTTCATGGTTTAATTAAAGACGATGACCACATATCTTTTTATGAAGATATGGAATTACGGGACAAACATTTAGATCCAATCTTAAAATCTCTACCACAGTATAGTAAAGAGTTTGAAGAAAAATATCTTATCAGATTAGATGATTTTAAGAAAAAGAGACCTTATCATTACGAAAAATTTTATACTCATCATGAATCACATGGTGCTGGAGCTTTTTATACTCGCCCATGGGATACATCTACTGATACAGTCATTATGACAATTGATGGATTTGGTGAATACCAATCAGCTACTATAATGGATTCTAATTTCAATTTATTATATGAGAAAAAATATCCTGATTCAATTGGGTTTTTGTATGCAATGGCAACAAAGGCTCTAGGATTAAAAGCTTTACAAGAAGAATATATTGTAATGGGTATGGCGGCATATGGACAACCTAGCTTTTTAGAAGAAATTGAAAACATTGCAAATGATTGTGCTGATACACCTATAAATGCTTTTATGGGTAGTATTATTCTTGATAAATTTAAAGAATATGCAGAAACAGCAAAGTATGATTTTGCTTGTTCTATTCAAGCTTTAGCAGAAAAAGAAATAATGAAATTAGCGGTCATTGCAAGAGGATATGGATCTAAGCTTTGTTACAGTGGTGGTGTCGCACAAAACATTGTGGCCAATTCTAAAATTAGACCTTTATTCCAAGACATGTGGATAGCTATTAATCCAACTGATGGTGGATCTTCAATTGGATCTGCTGCAAGAACTTGGGGTTTAGCAAATAATAAAAATAAAATAGAATGGAAAAATCCTTATCTTGGTTATGAAATGGGAGAAATAAATGCTACAGAAGTTGTTGACCATTTGCTTGAGTATAGTTATTGCGGGATTGCTAGTGGTCGTGCAGAGTTTGGTCCTCGTGCTTTGGGGAATCGGAGCCTTATTGCTGATCCCAGACGAGATATTAAAGACACAGTTAATCAAGTTAAACGGCGCCAAAAATTTCGACCCTTTGCACCTGCAATCTTGGAAGAATATGCTAATGAATACTTTGAAGGACCGATGAATGAATACATGCAGTACAGCTGTGATGCTAAACATGATTATAAATCTGTGACTCATGTTGATGGAACAGCAAGAGTTCAAATTGTAAGAAAAGACAATCCATCAATTTTAAGGAAAATTTTAGAAGAGTTTTACGAAAAAACTAGTGTGCCGATGCTTTTAAATACTTCTCTCAATATTAGAGGTCGGCCAATTGTAAACGATAGATATGATTGTTTTCTATTTGAAAAATTAAATAAAACACGAGTTTTTTATAATGATATTGATTAATGGATGTTCTTTTAGCACTTCTACAAGTTTAGATCCAGAGCATAAAAATCTTAATTGGCCAGAAATTTTATCTGATAAAATGGATATGCCAATTATAAATTTATCTCTTCAAGGAAAATCAAATAGATTAATTTATAAAGAACTTTATACCTATTTGATTTGGGCTAAACATAAAAGAAAAGATCTTCCAAAATATGTAATCATGCAAACCTCAGATAATTTTAGAGATCATATTTTCAGTGGAAACAAATCTGGTCGAATATTACCAAATAATTTTGATACTCAAGTTGGTGACTATGGCAAACATTATCTAAAATTGTTTAGTTGGAGAGGATACGAGCTTCAAAAAAATGAAAAACATACTGGATCTTTTTTAAGGAGAATACTTAGAGTTGGAGTAAAAAACGTCATTGATAATGAAGAAAAGTATGAAGAACAGCTGTATTCAGAAACTAAACCAGTTGGAGATACCACACTTGTAGAACCTAAATTGCGAAGCTTAATAGAACATTGCTCTTTTCAAAAATTATGTAAAGAACTAAATATTCCATTACTCATATTAAATTTTTATGGATTCAAAGATATGGAAGAAGATCCTTTGTATAAAGAGTTAGATATGAATACGTTTATATCAAATCAAGCGATCACAGGTTTATATAATCATTTAGAATTGTTTGGGTTTGATAAAACAGATGGTTTTCACTTCAATATTGATGGTCATTTATATATTAGCGATATTGTATATGACTATTTTATAAACAACAAACGAATTGAAATGTTATCATCACCAGAAGCAAACGAAATTTCTTTTGACTACACATAAAAAAGAATAAAATTTTTATTTTTAACCATCATTTTACCGGTTTTCGAATCCGGAGTTTTGATATATAATTCTACCAATAAAGAAAACTGAACTTCATACGCGCAAATTCTTGTGCGTACTATTTTTTACACATTTTAACGAGGTCACTATGCTCAAAGTTGTTTCTAATTCCCAAGACAAAAATACTAGACATCTAATGTCACAAACAAAATTCTATGAAGGTTACAGTCGATGGAATGAGGAACAAGATCGATACGAGACATGGGAAGAAGCTGTAACACGTGTAATGAATATGCACCGTGATTACTATAAAGACAAAATGTCTCCAGAACTTTCACACCTTATTGATGAAGCAGAATCTCTATATAAACTACAATATGCTCTAGGCGCTCAACGTGCTTTACAATTTGGTGGTGAACAATTGCGTAAACACCAAATGAGAATGTACAATTGCACTTCTTCATACGCAGATAGAGCTGCATTCTTTGGCGAGCTATTTTATATCCTTCTCTGTGGGGCTGGCGCAGGCTTCTCAGTGCAGGAACACCACGTTGCTAAGTTGCCTGATGTCGCGGAAAGAAAGAAACAGGCGAAGGGCTACGTGATTGAGGACTCAATTGAAGGTTGGGCAGATTCTCTATCAGTTCTAATGTCTTCATACTTTGTTGGTGGTGGTACACATCCAGAGTTTGAAGGACGTAAAGTTTATTTTGATTTGCAAAATATTCGTCCAAAGGGTGCTAAGATTTCTGGTGGATTTAAAGCTCCAGGACCAGAACCACTACGTAAAGCTCTAGATAAAATTGAACATATGATTCAAGGTATTGTACTATCTGGTCGTAATCGTCTAAAGCCTATTGAAGTTTATGACATTGCAATGCATGCAGCTGATGCAGTACTTGCTGGTGGGGTTCGCCGTTCAGCTACTATTTGTTTGTTCTCACCAAATGATGAGGAGATGATTAATGCTAAAACTGGTAATTGGTTTATCGATAACCCTCAACGTGGTCGCTCTAATAATAGTGCTGTTATTGTTAGAGATGAGATTACGAGAGAAGAGTTCAAGAAAATTATGGGGTCTATCAAAGAGTTCGGTGAACCCGGTTTTTACTTCGTCGAGGACAAAGACTTTACAACCAATCCTTGCGTTGAGATCGGAATGTATCCGCAGTTTGAAGGACAATCCGGTTGGCAAGGATGTAACCTAACTGAAATTAATGGTGGTAAGTGTACTACAAAAGAAGAGTTCTTTAAAGCATGTCGTGCAGCATCTATCATGGGTACACTACAGGCTGGTTATACTGACTTCAAATATCTTAGTGAAACATCAAAGAAAATCTTCGATCGTGAAGCACTACTTGGTGTATCAATTACTGGTTGGATGAATAATCCAGATGTTTTGTTTGATAAAGAAGTTCAAAATGAAGGAGCTGAAATTGTCAAAACTGTAAATGAAGAAGTTGCAGCACTTATTGGCATTAATCCAGCTGCTCGTACTACTTGCGTTAAGCCTTCTGGTAACGCCTCGGTACTACTCCAGACGGCCTCTGGCATTCACGCAGAGCACGCTCCAATGTACCTAAGACATGTTCAGTTGAATAAAGAGTCAGAAGTTGCACAACTCATCGCTCAGTCAAATCCTTACATGGTTGAGGAATCTGTCTGGTCAGCAAGTAATACAGATTATTGTGTAGCTTTCCCAGTTATTTCTCCAGAAGGTTCTCTATATAAAGAAGATCTATATGGAACTAACTTACTGGAAAAAGTAAAAGTAGTACAAAACAATTGGGTAGAAGCTGGTACAAGTCCAGAGCGTTGTGCAAATCCAGATCTTCGTCATAACGTATCAAATACTGTAACAGTACAACCTCATATGTGGTCACAAGTAGAGGATTATGTTTATGACAATCGCCATTCTTTTGCGGGTATTAGTTTCTTGGGTGGTTCGGGCGATAAAGACTTTGCGCAAGCGCCGATGACCGAAGTTCTTTCACAAGATCAAATCGTTGATAAATATGGCAAAGCTGCATTATTCGCATCTGGTTTAATTGTTGATACACGTAAACAAGGATTTAGAGATTTGTGGGAAGCATGTCAAGTAGCTCAAATGCCTGAGGAATGGCGCGGTGAGGTATCTGATATTCGTTCTGAATGGATCCGTAGATTTAATAAATTTGCTGATAACTACTTTATGGGAGACACAAAGGAAACAGAATATTGTTTGAAAGACGTGTTCCTCTTACATAAATGGACAAAGATTCAACAAAACTTTACAGCTGTAGATTTTGTAGCTCAACTAAATGAAAAGAGATTTACAGATATAGATACCATGGGTGCTACGGCATGTCAAGGCGGCGCCTGCGAAATAACATTTTAAGGAGATCAAATGGAAGAAACATATTGGACAGAATGCGAAGTATGTGATAGCGTTACAGAAGTAGTAGTCGAAGATGATAATACTCCACAATTTTGTCCAATGTGTGGAGAAGATTCGGTCTTTGAACTAATTGAAGATGATTAATAAATAGCCTCGAAAGGGGCTATTTTTTTATGTGGCATTATAATGGAAAAGAGTTTGATGAAACACCTGAGGAATACCAGGGCTTCGTCTATATGATTACAGAACTTGATACCGGTATGAAATATATTGGTAAGAAATTTTTCTGGAAACCTAAAATATTACCAAAAACAAAGAAAAGAAAACGTAGAGTTAGAACGCGTGCTGAGTCTGACTGGAGAAAGTATTTTGGTTCAAGTAAAGAAGTACAATTGCTTGTAGAAGAAAAAGGTGAAGACAATTACCATCGTGAGATTCTAAAACTCTGTAAGACAAAAGGCCAATGTTCTTACTATGAAATGAAATACCAATTAGAATATGACGTTCTTCTTAAGCCAGATGAATATTATAATGCTTTTGTTGGAGGAAAAATTCATAGAAAGCATATTTTAGGTTTACAATCAGATGAAGATGTGTTAGAATAGATCTAACATAAAGGAGATTATTATGATTATTATTGACTACAATGGTATCGCAATCAGCAACATTGTAACTCAAAAATTAGATATTGACGAGAATCTTATCCGTCATATGATTCTAAATTCAATCCGTATGTACCGTACCAAGTTCAAAGATAAGTATGGTGAGATTGTAATTGCTGGTGATGCTGGTAATAACTGGCGTTATAAAGCATTTCCACAATATAAAGCATCACGTAAGAAAAGCCGTAAAGATTCCAAAATGGATTGGAATGAAGTGTTCCGTGTAACCAATATGGTATGGGACGAACTCGGTGAGTACTTCCCTTACAAAACAATTAAGGTTGATGGCTGTGAGGCTGATGACGTCATTGGCGTGTTAGTTGAAAATACTCAAGAGTTTGGTAATCATGAAGAAGTCATGATTGTATCAGCCGATAAAGATTTTGCACAATTGCAAAAATATAACAATGTGTCACAGTTTTCTCCTATGACAAAGAAATATATAAAAGTAGAACATCCAAGAAAACAACTACTTGAACTTATATTAAAAGGAGATACTTCGGATGGCGTACCTAATGTGCTTTCTGGCGACAATGTTTTTGTTGACGGTTCTCGCCAAACGCCACTAAGACGGCCAATCATGGAAGCATTAATGGAAGATCCTAGTTCTCAAGGTCCAGAAATTAAACGTAATGTCGAACGTAATATGAGACTTATTAGTTTAGAATTTACACCTGAAGAACTAAAAAAAGAAATTATATATACTTATGACAATCAAGATAAAACACAAAACAAAAGCAAAGTGTTTAACTATCTTGTAGAAAAAAGATGTCGTAGATTATTAGAAGACGTAAAGGACTTCATTTGAGATGGTAAACAAAACCACATTTTATACATTTGAAATACTAGAAAAAATTTCATCAACGAAAACTAAAGCTGAAAAGATTGAACTTCTCAGAAAAGAAGAAAACAATTGGCCACTGAAAGATCTTCTTCGTGGTACTTTTGATGAAGCAATTGTTTGGCTTTTACCAGAAGGAAAAGTTCCTTATGAACCCGCAGCAGCTGAATCTCATCCTTCAAACTGGACTCAACATAATAAGAAATTAGCTTATTTTGTAAAAGGCGGGGCCGGTGATAGAATGCTTAAGCCAAAAAGAGAAAAGATGTTTTTAGATATTCTCGAGTCAATTCATCCTCGAGATGCAGAGCTCCTTGTTGGTATGATTAACAAAAAGATGCCAATTAAGGGTATAACCAAGAAACTAGTACAGGAGGCATTTCCAAACTTAATTCTCAAATAACTTTAAATAGGAGTATAAATGAGTAAAATCCAACTTGATAGACTTAAAAACGATTTATTGGAATTAACTAATTATATGGAGAGGGTAAAACAAAAAAATAATAAAGACCTGCTTTCAAAGTTAAAACGAAAACGTGATTTTCTACAATCAAGATTGGAACAAGTTTCATAGGAAAGGACATGGGGGACTTCGGTCCCCCACACAAATCAAATGCCATCATACACAATGATTAATAATGAGACCGGTGAAGAGAAAGAAATGATTCTTTCCTTAGCGGAACGAGAAGAAATCTTAGCCACAGGAGAGTGGACTCAAAAGCTAGCTACTGCAAAATTTATTAGTCAACATGGAATGACTGTAAACAAAGCTGGGGACGGATGGAAAGATGTTCTTGGTAAAATTTCTAAAAATTCTCCTCGTAATAAAATGAACACATGAAACGACAAAAGTCTGTTAACAATTCTATGTCAGTCAAATTGGATGATTTACTCCAGTTTGATCCTCTCACAAAAAATCAAGAAATTGCATATAAATCATGGGATGATGGTGATAACTTAGTGTTAACTGGTACTGCCGGTACTGGTAAAACCTTTATGGCTCTTTATCTGGCATTAGAAGATGTTTTAGATAAAGAAACTGAATGGGATAAACTAGTTATTGTACGCTCAATGGTCCCCACAAGAGAGATGGGTTATTTACCAGGAGATAAAGAAGCAAAAGAAGAAGCTTTTACCACACCATATAAATCTATCTGCCATGAGCTTTTTGGAGATAAGACTTCATATAATAAAATGGTATCAGCAAATCAAATTCAATTTGAATCTACATCGTTTATTCGCGGTCAAACATTTGACAATACGATTATAGTTGTTGATGAAATGCAGAACCTAAACTTTCATGAATTAGATTCTGTAATTACTCGCGTTGGACGTCATAGTAAAATTATATTTAGTGGTGATTACAAACAAAGTGATTTTAAATTTGATGATGATAAACAAGGAATTGTAAGGTTCTTACAGATTGTTGAACAGCTTAAGAACTTTACTATTGTTAATTTCGGATGGGAAGACATTGTAAGATCAGACTTTGTCCGAGATTATATTATGACAAAAGAAATGCTAGGTTATTAGGAAAGGTAAATGGCAAAATATTCTAGATTTGATCCCCGCAATAAAAAACGTGGTAGAAACAAAACACGATCTCAAGAAAAAGATTTTCGTATCAAAGAATCAAAATCTGAAAAAAACTATGTACATTCTCCTCAAGATGTGTTAGAATACCAATATAATGAAGGAGAACTATATGATGAACAATTTAAACAAGGTAATTCTTACTGATTGCGATGGCGTACTCATGAATTGGGAGTATGCTTTTAATGTTTGGATGCAAAGCCACGGCTATGAAATGGTTGATGGTGGTGAAGAATGTTATGATATGGGCGATCGGTATGGATTAGATCGTCAAACAAAAAAGCTAATGTGTAAGATGTTTAATGAATCTGCAGCCATTGGCTTCTTACCACCGCTACGTGATGCCATGTATTACGTAGATCTATTACACCGTAAGCATGGATATACTTTTCATATGATTACATCTCTGTCCAAAGATGAATCAGCTCAAAAGCTTCGTATCCAAAATACTCAAAAGCTATTTGGTGAGACTGCATTTACTAAGTTTATTTTTGAAGATACTGGAGCTGATAAAGACAATGTTCTTGCACCTTATGCTGATTCCGGATTGATTTGGATTGAAGATAAATTAGAAAATGCTGAATTAGGCGATAGTCTTGGATTAGAAAGTCTTGTTGTAGAACATGCTCACAACATGCATAACGAAGATTTTCCAACCTTTTCTAAATGGGAATACATATATGAATACATTACTGGAGAATCAGCCTAAGCTTCCAGATCATATCCATGTGTTTGATGTAGAAGGTCATGAGCAGTATAAACCTCTGCTTTTGAAATCTATAGAAGAGATGATAGAGAAAAATAATATAGAGCCAAATGAAAAAGGTTATCTGTATGACTATCCTATGAATGTACCAAAAACATATGAAAAATTATTTGAACAATTAATATATCCATATGTAATGGAAGTTGCTGAAATATACGGGTTGCAACCAGA